TAGTACATCATTTCCTATATTTAATTTACTAGCAGGTATACAGTTAATTGGCTCCATTGTTAAATTATCTAATAGTACATTTGTTGCAGAAGTACCATCAATACGTAGATGAAAATTTGTATAATTATTACCTGCATAAAATTCAAATTCATATGAGCCTGTACCTGTTAATGAAGCATTTACCGTAATATATGCAGAACCATTATATAATAATGATATTTTAAATGCTCCACTATTTACAATATAATCAAATTTTAATTTATAGGCAAGTCCTTTATACAATTGTACGCCTCCTCCATTAAGTAATATAGGATATACGTTTGCACTACTTCCTCCATCACTTATAAAATTCATTTTACTAGATGTTACACTAAGTGTTTGAGTACCTGACACGTTTGTTAATATAAATCCTTCAAGACTATTATCAAATGTATATATAGGATTAGTTAATTTACTAAACCCATTAAGTATATTATAATGATAGTTATTTTGTAATATCCAACTAGTAGTATTAATTGTTCCTGCAATAATGTATTCAGTATCACTATTAACATCATATACTCCTGAACCGCTACCTAAAGAAAAAACAAGATGCTTTCCACTAACAAAGGTTACATCTGCAACCCAGCCGCTTACATCAGTTAATAGATAATCTCCTGTAATAATTGGAGTAACTCCACTCTCTGAATTATATGAGCTTATAACTTCATTAAATTATATTTAACTCTATCCGAATAAACATTATCTGTAGCTATTACAGGGCTAGTTGTATCTTTTGATATAGGTATTATTACGTTACTACCGTTATCTTGACCATATCCTCTATTATTAGCAACTGATTCTTTTTGGTCATTATTAATAGTATGAAAACTAGTTAATGTACCATTAATAGTACCTGTTATACCATTAGTCGTAGAATATGATATTGTACCGTTTTCTTCTTCACAATTAAATTCTCTAAATGCACCGTTTATTAAAACTGCATATTTGACTATTTCTATACTTACTCCGTTAAATAATTCTCCATTGGCATTTAAACTATCTAATATAGGTGTTGTTGAACTAGGAGCGTAATATAGTACTCCTGCATTTGCGTTTATTATTCCAAAGTCTATATAATTATCTGTACCATTAAATGTATAACTTCTTCCTTGTCTTACTTGTCGTTCTTCATGACCAATTTTGTCTAACCACTTTGAGTCACTTAGTATAGTATTATATTGAATAAGGCTGCTCGGAAAGGAACAGCCAAAATTCAACATATTATATAAATGACTACATCTATAATTATTATTATAATTATGTCCCATATCATTTATATTATTGAGTTAAAAATATATTATCATCACTTATTGTAGTACCTGTATTAAATACTTTTTTAACTAGTATACAATTTTGTATTGCTTGCCACGCATATAATGTTTTAACTTGGTCTGCGTACGGTAACATAACTCTTATAGTTTTACTTTCTTCACTATCTGCTTTTATTGTAAGTAATGCAGGTCTATCTAATACATTTGTTAAATCATCATCTTTAATATCTGATAGGTCAATTACGTGTTCAGTTTGTGGAACTGTTGGTAACCCATTATAGGTTTTAGTAATACTAAAAAATACTTTAAACCTATTAACTAACTTCATATATCCCATATTATATTATTTTATTTTATGTTTTTATCTTTATTTACTATTTTACAAACTAATGCAGTATTGTTAGCAAGTATTTCTACATCGTGTAGTCTATTACCATAAGTATCTAATTTAAGACTTATGTTTTTAATCTCTGTTACTGCTATATCTGTCTTACTTGTAAGAGTTTGTATATTTTCACTTTGTTCTTTTAATGTATTTTTAATTACATTTATTAAGGTTCTTAGTACAAAACCTGCTATTGAAGTTAATATTGCAATAGCTGTACCTGATAACCATAGTACTGTATCTATATCCATTATAATGTATATTATTATATGTCTGTATTTACTGCTCCTCCACCATCATCGCCACCATCATCGCCACCATCATCTCCGCCATCATCTTTACCGTCATCTTTCGCTTTCTCATTAAAAACTATAATATCAATTAATTCTTGAATATCTATACCTAAGCATTTAAGTTTTTCAAATACTTTAGCTAGATTATATTTACTAACAAATTCTTCCCAAGTTAATACATCATTAGATATGCTAAACTCCCAAGTCCATATGACAAATATATACTGTACTATATAGTATATATTTAAATCTAATAATTTATTACTATTACCTCTAAGGTCTTGTTCATACCATATTTTATCCCATACAGTATTCATTGCTCCTCTTAAGTTAGCATCTACTTGAAGTTCTATATCAACTATTGATGTATTTAAGTTTAATGATTGAAAAATTACCATATCTATAAGTTTAACAATGTTTACATTTGTGACTAAATTCTTCACATGTTCCACAAAGTTCTGTAATTCTTTTTATAATTTTATTCATTTGCAGTATATCTAATCCTGATGAATAATCTATAATACAGTCTGTGTCATATACGAAGCCACTTATTGCTTCTGACATTAATGACATATATGTACGCCATAGTCTATCAACTTCTATAAACTTATAATGTAAATCTGTTTTACAATCATCGTGTTCACAACATCCGCAAATTATACTTTGAATTAGTGATAGCATACATAGACGCATATCGCATGTAACATATACATAATATACTCCTTCACCTATTGTAACTTCATATATACCGTCTGGTGTAAGATTATATGTATATTCTGTATTTGATATTATTGTTTCATCAAATAATACTACTGTAAAAGCATTACTATCATCTAGCCCTTTAATAGTTAAATGATAAGTAATATCAGTTTCTTCAAAATATACTCTTAGAGTATTGCAATCAACTCTTGATAAATTTGATATATCCATTATTGTAAGAATTAAATCCCCTTATAAATTAATATAAGGGGATATTATTAAAAGTTTATATTAATCAGGTATTGCAGCTAAGTATGTACCTAAGGCAGTACTATTAGTTCCTGTAGGCATAGCAATAACTAGTTGCACTTCATATGTAGTTTTCATTGAAGTAACATTTCTTCGACTATCCATCCAAGTTATTACATGTAAGTCATAAGTACCTCCTGATGCAACCCTTGAAGCAACATCCCACATACCTGTTACAGGTCTATGTGTATAAAAAGCTCCATCATTAGCATTATAAGTATACTCCATAGCTAATAATTTAGATGGTGTACCAACACCTTTTTTAAGTTCAGTACAAGTAGTTGTAGAATTATATTCTTCATTAAGTCTATGATATTCTACTCTATCTGCATCAGCTAATATACCACCACCTTTTACTGCAAAGTTTTCACCTGCTGTTCCAGAAGTAAACATAAGTCCTGCTTGAGTACCTATTTGAGCAACTGTAACATTAATATTAACTTCTGCATTAAACTTAGCTATAAATTTAGTAAACAATGTAGCATAAGTATCGGTAGAAGTAGCTATTTGGCTTATTAGTATTTTGGCGTTTGGGTCTGTATTAGTTTTATCTAAATTAGTATACCATACATTCATTTCCATACCTTCTTCAATAGCACTTGGTAGGTTTATTGCTCCTACCGGTGAACTAGTAGTTTCAGCACCTAATGCCATTTTTTTAGCAGTCGCTGCTTGGTATTTTAACATTTCTACTTTACATGTCTTTCTATCAATAAGTCTAGAAATATAAGGATTACCTCCTGATTCAACCCCCATTGCTATATATAAAGCATCTTCTGTACTACTTGCTATACCTGCTGTAGATAAACCTGCTCCGTTCTTTTCAAAAACATGACATTCTCCATCTGCCATACTATTAATAGTGGCTACTGTAGCTCGTGCAGCATATGCTACATCTTTTGCTATAAACAAATTTTTCATTTCGTTAAAATTTTAATTATTAATATTTGTTTTATTAGTTATTTAATTTAATACTTTTTTTAGTTATTTTTTATCTTTATTAGTATCAATTGGTTCTTCTTTATATTCTACTATTTTATCTAATAGTTTACAAAGCTGATTGTGTTCTTCTGTAGTTAATGCAGCTTTACTAACATTACGTACATAGTTAATTTTTCTTAATTGCATAATAACTTGTTTTAATTATATATTTATTTATTATTTGTTTTGCATGTTCTCATTTATAATAGCTTGGTAATTTGTATCATTTAACTTTGCTTTAATATTTTGTACAGTTAATTGAACAATAGCATCACTGATATTCTTTAATTCAGTCATTTGATTAGTTAGCTTATTTATAAATCTAGGCTGCTTAATATAAGATAGTACAATATTAGTTATTACAAATTCTGCATTATTCCAATATACGTTTATTCGTTCATCAACTTGTGTAATTAATGGTTTTTCTGCCATAGTTCTACCAAACGGATGTACTAGTAAATCTGTTATTTCTTCTGTACTTTTAAGAGCTGTAGGCTTAAGTACACTACCTGTTCTATCAAATAGACTTACAGTAATAGTATTAGGAGATAAAGATTTACTTTTACTACCTACATAGGTTATCGTAAATGTATAATATATACTAGGTATATCTTTAGCTACAAATATAAAACATCCAGCTTTATATATATTATTATAATGTTCCCAATATACTTCAAATTTATCATTATCTTTTAATATATCTAATACGTGCTGTATTAACATAAATCTTGCTTCACCTGTATTTAAGCTAGTTACTAAATTAGGATAATCATGTATATCGTATAATGTGGTAGTATGTGAACCATCATCATATTGTATTTTAAAATCAACATATGCCGGACTAGCACTATCAACAGGTAGACATAATTCCCAATAACTTATTACTGTTTCTGTATCGTTAATAGTATTTTCACATGTATATTCAATAAACGCATCTACTCTATCTCTATGTAGATAATCATCAGGTAGAATAGCATAACCTACTCCGTTACTACTTATTATAACGGGTAGGTTAACACTTTTCTTTAATGGTTTAAGAGCATCATATGATAGCTGACTATCATCATATCCCTCAATCTTTCTTTTATCTATTATATTGTCTATTAAGCGATACTGTGTTTCATTAAGTAGCCAATCTTTTTCTTGTATTTTAAGAGCATTTTTACGATTACTATTAACATACTGTAAAGCTTGGTCTAACGCAACATGCAAATCTTGTACTGTATTATACATAATATAATAGTTTTAATTTATTATTATTCTTTTGGTAATGATTTATATTTTTCAGCTAACATTGCAATATTTACTTTATTAACTTCTACATTTTTAAAGTAACTTATTACTTCATCCATGTTATTACCAATTATATCATTGTTATCACTCTTTACAATAAGAGTACTATTTGGTTTTCTATTTAATAAACCAGCATTTATATAACCCTCTATCATTGCTTTTAATACAAGATTTGAGTCTTTATTTAATTCAAGTACATCAGCAGGTCTTAATTCAATCATTTTATATAACCCCATTTGTTTATCTAAAATACTCATTGTACCTGTATTTATAGTACTATCATTTCGAGTTAATACAGTATACATTGCATCAACCCATTTAACATTTGCTGATTTGTCAGCATATAAAGCTTGTGCTTTTGTCTTTAATTCAAATGCACGTTTTTGTAATCTTTGTTGTTCTAGTTTATCATGTACATAGAACCTTATGTTACTAGATGCTTTTCTATCTGCTTGTCTATTTGCTACATCTCTATAATTAATAGTATATCTCCATAATATATAATCCTTGTTATTAGTAGGTTTAAATTTATCTAAATAACTATCTTCTAATTCTATAGCTTTAGTTTCTCTTTCTTTATAAAAGAATACTTCTTCTTTAGGTGCTGATTTAACCTTTGCCGCATACTCTCTAATTATGCTATCTAGTTTATTTTCAAACTCCTCTTTATCTTTATCTGTATCAAATACTAAACTAGTATCTAGTTTAAGACCTGATGTAGGTACTTTAACAGCTATACTGTTCCAATATGCTTTATGTACAGTATGCCATTGATTATCTCTAAAAGATAAACCTATTATAGAAGGCATTATCTTTTCTGTTAGTTCAATATTTTGCATAATTGCTCTAACAGCACTTATAGAAACTCCTATCTTTTGTGGTTTAGGTTCTATAAATTTAGCATTTATTATTTTATATGCACTATTATCACTAATAGCATTAATTCTTACTTCTCGTTTATATATTCTACCTTTACTCATTTTATTTATGTTATTAGGTTTATAAAATAAACTAGGTACGTTAATACCTAGTTTATAAATTTATATTATTTTATTAAATTATCTTACAATTCACATTGTAAAAGGAAACTATGTTTAGCATTTTTAATATTTATACTTCTACTTTGTTTAACTTGATAAGAACTTTCATCTTTATCAGTACTAAAACTATTTTGTGCAACAGCTCCCCATGAAGCAGGTATTGGAGCTAATCCTTTAACTACTCCTGCAATATTTGATTGTCCTTTCATTTGAACCATCTCAACATTACGTTCTCCATCATATACAGAGTAATCTAAAAATACTCCTGTATGAGAAGATAATGGATAGCCTGTTCTAGGATGTAGTTTATTATTAGCAGTATCTAATTCTCCAAGTTTTCCTGTATCAAATAAAGCATCATGTTTATAAGTTACTACGTGACCTGCTGGAGTTTTATATTGAGTAAATGTATTACCATATGATAAGTGACCGTCTTTACCGCTTACAAATTTATCTCCTACTGCTGTCATAAAACCTTGACCATAACCTGCTGCTTCACTCATAATAGCTTCATGTAAATCTTCACCAAAACCTTGACCTCCATGTATTACTATTTCCATTGTACCTTTATCTGTATTACCCCAGAATATATCTCCTACTGTAGCTTTTAATTTAGATAATGGTAAAGTATCTCCATAAGTATCAAACATACCTACATCTTTAATTGTTTGACGAACACCTGCACCAATAGGAATTGGTTTATTTGTAACTTGGTCTTTAAGGTCTATTCTACCATCAATATGTTTATTATATTCACTAATATACATATCATGGTTATTCATATCTCTCATCCAAACTTCAAATTGACGTTGTTCTTCATTAATCCATAGACTAGTTGCTTCACCATTTTTAGTATCACTTCCACTAAACTGAATAGGAACTACTTTATTAGCTAGATTACCTTGAATTATCTTAGTATATCTTTTAAACGAAGTTTGATTGGTCATCTTACCTGGTGCCATAACATTACTTCTATTACCTACAGAACCTGATTCTGCAACATTTGGAGCAGTCATTATCCATTTAACTCCAGCAGTTAAATTACCTAAATCACAACTTTTAGTTGGGTCAGTTGTTTTAAGCTCTAATGTATAAACATATCCACTATATGCACCTGTATCTCTAAATTCAGGTTCTCCGTGAACATATGCTTGAGTTAATCCATCAGGTGCTAAAAGACCATATTGAGGAATTATCCAATTAGTACTAAATACAACTTCAAATAAACTGTTTGCTAGACCGGGTGTAGCATTATTTGTAGAATTGAAATAAACTACTTCTCCTGTATGTGGCATCATACCCATTACAGACCACCAATAATCAACAGCATTTACATCACGTACTGCACCTTGTCCTTCAGTCATTGCTAAAAAACTAAATCGACTTGCAAACTTTTCTTCTGCCCAAAGCTTTGTAAGTTTTTTACTAAGTTGGTCTGGTTGAGTAAGCATCAAATTAGTTAAAGCATTTTCGTCAGTATAGCCTCTACTATCATATCTATCTGAACTTAATTCTCTAATCATAATATATTATTTTAAATTGTTTACAATATTTATTATAATACTACATTATTAGCAGTATTATTTTGTGAACCATTAGATGATTTAAACCTACGTGTACCACTATTATTTTTCTTAGCGGTCTTTAGATTTTTTATATTACGATTATTTACAGTATCTTCTATAATCTGTTCAGTATTATAGTCTACAAATAATTGTAATTCGTCTAATAGTATATTTTCTACACTCTTATTTCGTTCAGCACGTTTAAGCTGTGCTGCTGTATATCCTTCTTTAGTTATAGGTCTAAACATAAAATCTAATAGTGCAGTCTTAGGTACATTAACTAATGTACCATCTTCTTGTTTAATCTTTAAATTATCAGGTATCTTAAAGTTACCAATAACTCCTGTTTCAACTAATGCTTTAGTTTCATTAAAAAACTTTTCATTTTGTTGTGCAATCTCTGATAAACGTTGTTGTTCAGCTAATACTTGTTCATTATTTGTTGCAATTTGTCTATCAGCTAATATTTTAAGGTCTGATGTAGCTTCTGTTAAAAGTAAATCTTCTGTTTCTAAATACTTTATATAACTTTCTACTTGTTCAGCTGTTTGTCCGTTACCCAATTTAACAGTTTTAATAATATCTTTAAGTTGTGATATATTATCTTTATCTATATCTATTTTTGTATAGTCTACAAAATCACTATAACCATCTAATGAGCCATGTGTTCTTTTATAATCATATATAGATTTTATATCATTGTTTTCAGCAAAGAATTTATCTAATTGTTCAGTAACTATTCTATCAGTTTCTTTAGCTATTATTAATTTATTACGTGCTACAATTCCTTCTAAATTATTTTCAAACTCTAAAGGATTACCTTGTTCATCATTAAGTAAATAACCATCTAACTTAGCTAGTTCTTCAATACTTAAATCACTAGTATCATCACCTACTTCTTCTAACTCTATTAATTCTTCTTTAGTCTTGAATACCTTACCCTCTTTATCTATAGCATTTCCACTATCATCGATAGTGTATTCAACATCATCAATGATAATTGCACTATCATCAGTATCAGTATCACTAGTACCATTGTTAGCATTATTATCATCAAAATACTTTTTAATAAAGTCATCTTTACTTAGTGTGTTAAAATCATTTACATCTATTTCATCTTTAGATAATAAAATCTCTCCTTTGTCATCTACAATATTATTGTCCTTATCAAACCCATGAGCACCTGCTTCGGTCATTATTGTAAGGTTATCTTCACTTACTGTAAAATCTGTTGCTTGATTAAATGCAACTACATCTGTTCCATTATTACCCTCATTACCTAGAGTATCATCTGGATTAAGTTGTACGTTTGTTAAATCATTTGGCATAATTATAAATTTTATTGATTAATACTAATATACTATATATAATACATTACTTCACTATGTAGAAAATTTTATAAAATACAGTAAGGTAATGCGTTTTATATTTTTACTTATTTACGATTAGCTAATTTAGTCTTTAAAACATCTTTTGCATAGTTTGTTTGATTAGTATGTCTTACGTCATTACTAATAATTTGTTGCTTATGCTTATCTGTTTCAGCTTTTATATTAGCTATATTTTCTTTACTATTATCTGTAACTTCTTGTCCACTAATTTTTATATTAGCTATTGCAATATCTGTATCAGCCTTTATTTTAGCTACCTCTAGTGGAATATTAATTTTTTGTTGTTCTAATTCTTTAGCTTGGGTTAATGCTTTGTCTTGTTGTTCTTGTTGTGCTTGTTGTTCTTGTTGTGCTTTTTTATCTTCTATTGCTCTCCATTCTTTAATTATCTTTTTAAGCTTTGATGGATTATCAAATTCAATAGCTGCTAAACCTAGTTCAAAAGCTCCATTTTGAGCAGCACTAAAAGCCATTTCTTTATAGGCATCTATTTTATCTTGCATACTTGCTTGATTAACCATAAATACACCATAATCACTTTCTATATGTTCTCTAGGATTAACATTTAGATATGCAACTCGTCCCTCATCATTTAAATAAGAACCTATAGTAATTTCTTTATCATCTCTTAACCAAGCTAGTTTACTAAAGTTTAATAAAGACATATATGACTTTAATCTACCTTTATTAAATATTTCAGTTATAGGGGCAGTACCAACACTTGCTCTATAAATAGCTTGTTCAGTAGTTCCTTTACCATCACTAGCGTATGTATCTCCGTATCGTTGACGATTCATTCCTATATTATCCCAAGCTTCTGCTTTTATATCCTGTATTATTTTACCTAAACCTATTATATATTCAGAATCACTAGCATCTACTGCTTTAACTCCTTGTATAGCTACTTGAAAGTTTTCTGCTGTTTCATCTACATAAAGTTTCTTATCAGCTTTAATATAATATATTGCTTCTTCTTGTGTAATTTCATCATCATTTACTAATAATCCTTTAGGTATTACTAATATTTTACCTATATTATTAGCAATAGCTTGTTCTCTATAATAATGAACTATATTATAAATAGCTTGATAAGGTGCTAATATTTTAGGTATACTATGGTTATTAAAATTAGCAAACAAATTACGTTTACCGCCATATGGATTTTTTATTATAGAAGTATTATTCATTTCATTTTGTTGAACAGGTATAGGAGTGGCTTCTGTATATACTCCAAGAGTATCATCACCAAATCTATAACCACCTCTAAATTCATTAATCCAATCAACCTCTAATGAAATATCTCCATTCATTATATCTAATTTATATTCTTCATCTACTTCTTTTTCCATTATTTCGCCTAATGGATTTTGATATTTAAGAATATATATTTTTTTATATGTAGTATATACATAATGAATTACATCTATAAGTCCTGTATTAACATTTATTCCAATACTATCACTTTCTCCATATTTTTCTGCAAAATACTCATATACATTACCTACATAATCAGAAAATAAAGCATCTTTAATATTTATTGGACTACCTGTATTTACATATCGTTCTATAATTTCTTCTAAATACTTAATATCTTTTAATGTAAGAATATCTCTAAATTGACTTACTACACTATGAATAGACATTTTATACTTTCGCATACCCATATCTGTATCTTCATTCCATTCTTCTCCATTACTAACTGAATAATATTCTAACGGACTTATTACTTCAAAGTGTAAATCATCAAATCGTATATCTTTATAGTCATACCATTCTCCACTTATTAACCAATCTAGGTAAGCTCCCCAATAAGCATAATCTAATTCAAACCTATTATGAATATAGTCTATAATCTCTTGACCTTTTAATGCACGATTGTCATTCCAAGTTTCATTAAATTTAGATAAAGCTTCATGCAAAGAAGGTATCTTTTCTCCCTCTACTTCAGGAAATGGAGCTTCTTCTGAATATTTGTTTATAGAACTTTTTAATAAATTATCTAAAATAGGTTTTACAAAATCATATTCTTCTTTCTTTCTATTACTCTCACTATCACTATTATTAATACCTACTATCGGTTTAAATGAAGCTTTCATATATTCACCTAGATAACGTAGTACAACAGGTGATATAATATCTATATTTCTAAGTTTTGCAGGAAATTCTTTAACCTTTATATTTTCACTATGGAAAGGATTAGTTACATAAGTATAATCATTAATATCAAAATCTCCATTTGCCGCAGCATATAACTTACGTAATTTATATTTATCTGAATTATTAGCTAAACAAGTATTTATTACATGCTTTGCAGTAGGTACATAAAAATCAGGTTTACTTTTAGCTTTACTAGAAACTCTTTGATTTGGTAGTTTACTACTATATAAATCGTTACTTATTTTAGTTGTTGGCATATTACTATGTATTATTTGATTAATTTTTGTAAATATATACAATAATAATATAGTTTACAATAAAAGAATAGATTATTATTACATTAATCTATGTTTATATGTTCTACTACTTAAATCCCCCGTAAAAGAAGAAATTATTAAAAGCGTAGATTATTGATACCAACTTCTATTAAATATACTCTTTCCCTTAGTCTTACTTCTTTGTTCAACTTTATGTTTAGTTATTAACATTTCTTGTACATCATATACCATAATAATTAATGTAGAAACTCTATCAAAGTTATCTTCTGGATTCCATGTAAGAAGTTCCTCAATAGTATGTATATCATATATAAAATGAAAGTTATATAAAGTAGCTCCATCATCTGATACTCCTCTAGGTGTATAAAGCCATTCTTTAAGATAGTCTAAACCATCTGCTTTTTTAGTACCACCGCCTATTATTATACCATATGATGAATCTAATGACTCTTTTATTTTATAATCAAATACGTGTATAGGTGTTTTAATTAATCTATCCCTACGTTTCCAACGTTTAAACGTACTTACTATATTTCCTCTATCTACTTCTGGTAATACTTGTGCATTATAATAATCACATATATCTAGTACTAACCTATTAGTAGTTTCAGTACTACCTGTTCTACCAACATATTGAGCAACTATTATATCACCCCCTCCTGGGATTATATTAGTATTAACCATTTTAACTGTTATACTATCTAATGAATTATCTGTTCTAATAGTTTTTATATCTTTATCTTTAGCAACAGGGTCATAATATACTCTATATAATCCTTTAGGAATATTGCCATCACTATCTCTAAAAGGGGGATACCATTCTCGTACACAACCATATACGTCTTCCCCTTTCTTAAATGATAAGCCCATATAATTATGAACCGTTAAACCTTTTGTTCTACGAATTGCGTTAGATTGAAATACAGCTTTACCGTCTTTAACACTAATCCAACCATCTCTATAAAACTGTAAAGATAAGTCTGACTCAAGTCTTGCTTTATGGTCTATCATTTCAGGACTAGTAAACATATTATCCTTACTTATAGAAAATGATTCAGTAGGCATATTAGAAAACTGTCCACAGTATGTTAAGTAATCTCGTTGACTAGTTTCTGGATTAGCTAATTTATCAGCTCTTTCTTGTAAGTATATATTAGTAGCGGCTACATAGTTTGGATTACCATATGTATCCATTCCCTCATTTCCTTCTTTATCAAATCCTTCAAGATTTTGAATATATGGTTTAAAAAATCCTACTCCTTTACGCATTGCATTATAATCCCATACATTAGCAAACTTCATAGCATCATATTTAGCAGGGTCTAAATACCATACTTTAAATTCTTTCCAATCACCCTCTGTACTACCTCCTGTACCAAAACCTATAATCATTCCTGTTTTAAATGCTCCTGCAGTAGTTGCAGGAATAGTTACATTCATAAATGCAGAAAGGTTTGGAGCATTACTTAATTCTTCTATTTTAATTTTAGTTGCATCTTTACCTATTGCAGCATCTGGATTATTTGGTCCAAAACCTACACTAATAATATTACTACCCCATCCTGTTGCAGTACCTGAACTATCTTTATATCCAAGCTTTAAGTCTTCTAAATCTTTTTTAAGTAAACCAGCAGCTGTGCCATCAGGTTTAACTCCACATCTATTAAATGGTGTATTAGTTTCATAAAAATCTAATTGAGTTTTTGCCATAGGTGCTATAGAACGACCTTTAGTAAGATAGTCTTTAGCATATGCACAAAATATTGATACATTATTTTTAATAAGGTTTGCATCATTTGCACTATCAATAGCTTCTTGAAATGACCAACCAGCACGTCTAGATTTTAATACTACTTGGTTTAATCCATTATCTTGTGCAAACTTTTTTGCTTTAGTCCAATAATACTGACTAGCAAAGAATGTAGGAAGTCCTAAACTTTTACGTGCTGTAATGCTTCCTTTTTTTATACTACTTTTATCAGTACGTAATATTCTACCATAGTTAAGGAAATTATAATGTTCTCCTGTTATATGTAATGGTTTAAGTAATTTATAACGTTTTTCTCTAGGTAATGAATTATACTCATTAACATCAGATTTAAGCAATTTACAAGGTAGTGTTAAACCATGTGTTCTTTTATCTGTTTCATCACGTAACCATTGCCTATATTCAATACTATCTTTTTCTTCATCTAAGTATTTACCTGTTTCTTCAAATACTTCACCTGTTGCTTTAAACTTATGAGTATTTACAAATACAAAGTTATAATTAAATAAAAAATGACCTTCTTCATTAACTAGAAAATCATCCTCCCTATCAATGTAAGGATTATTAGTTTTAGGATTATTTATATCACTAGCTTTACTATATACTGTTAAATCTGAATTATAATATTTTACAATAGGAAGTAGCTCCTCCTCTTTAATTTTAGGAAAAGCTACATCTATAGAAATATCTAAACAATCTCTTACATCAATCATAATTATTTTTTATTAAATCCTATTTCTTTTGGTTTCGCGGTGCTATTATAAATATAATTATCACTATTTATGTCTAATGCATACTCATTATCATAAACTTTTATTCCAAGAAACCATATTTGCCTACGTATAGTTTTAGTAGGTAAAGCATAAAAAGGTTCTCCTTTTTCATAGTTTAAATCTTTATATAATTCACCATGTGTAACTCGTATTTTAATCATGTTTATCTTTTTTAATAATATTAGTATTATCTGTTTTCCAAATATCAGTTATATTACCTATACCTAATAAGGTAGTACCTGTTGCAAATACCATTGTAGTAAATGCTACATCTAACTCTTTGTCAGTAATTAAACCAATAAATCCATAAAGTACAGCACTAAGAAGTAATATAACTCCTAGTGCTCTACGATGTGCTCCTTGTTTACCTTTATCTAAATTATTCATCTTTTAATTTTTATATTTATTATTTATTATATACTTTAAATTAGCTTTAAAATCTTTATCATTACTAGTCATATTTACTTTCCATTTAACATCTCTCCAATGAAGTATATTACGAGGTGTCCATTTACCATCTCTATATTTATTTATAGCAATAGTTAAATTAGGAGTATACGTATATTTATAGTGAGCCGTATCAGAACTATGTAATACAAATCGTTCAAGTTTAAGTATTCCATTATTATACTTATCATATTCTTTATATCTTATTACAGTATCAGTAGTAACTATTATAGTATCTTTATATATTTTAGTATTAAAGTATTTCTCAATATTTACATTAGCATCTATTAAGTTACTTATATTTCTAAATTTAATATTTATACTATCTAATGTAGATAAAATATCTTTAAGGCTAGTATCATTATACATTTCATTAGTAGTTATTGTAATACCATCAACTTCTGATATAACTTTACCCTCTTTAGTTACATAATGTTTAGTACCTTTAGATAATGTTTCATAATTAGTCTCATATCTATTAGCTCTTTTATTAGCTTTATAGAAAAATATACTTAATACGATACTTACTAAAGTTGCTATTAAGGCTATTATATTTATTGCTCTACGTATCATATTTGCTTTATATATTAAATGTATCATTATATTACTTTATCTAAATCTATTTCAGTTATTAAGCTAAATGAAAAACTATTACCATATAGAATACTCGCTTCTCTATATAATGGAAGAAATCTATTTCTATATTCATAAGGGCTTTGATGAACTTGACAACCAGCACTATAAAGACCTATATATTCAAGTATTTTCCATTTACTAGCTCTATGGTTATTAATACCAAATACACCACGTACTAATCTACCTATTCTATTCCATGCTGAATCAAATATTAATTTATCATCACCTACTCTCTTTACATTAAAGTTAGTTAAAATATCAGTAGGACTGTATAAACTAAGTATTGATATATCACCATCTTTATCATTATCTCGTAGTCCATAAAAAGGAGTTGCTTGAACTAATGCTTCATACCCTTTGTGCTTACCTAATTTAAATCCTCCTTTTACATGTTGAGGAAGCAGTATAAAAGTACCTTTATTATTAATTGGCTTAATCCTATATGTAAGTCCCGGGTCAGTAGTTATAGCAAAGTATTCTACATACATTACACCTTTATATTTCCAAAACACTACTTCTATATCATTAAACATATTAGAAGATAGATTACTACTTCTGATTAATACAGTATTAAGGTTATAGTTAAACTTATCATTTAAGAATATAGGATAACCTTTATCTTTTAATACTTTTAGTATATTCTCAATTACTGCTTTATCTTTTAATTCTTTATTCATTGTTAAAATATTAATGTTTGTTGTTGCGATTGATTATAAATTCTATTATGATGATTAAACATTTTCAATACATCTTTTTTTAAATACTTTATATTGTGAAATTCTACTACTTCTTTTTCTTTACCTGTTTGTTTATCTTTAATATCTCGTATATGAGCTAGAAATAAACCATCACATGTAAGCCCAAATTGTTCAGTTAAATAAGCATATCCACTAAGTTGTAAACTATACTCTTGTCCATTACAATGTTCAATATTATCTAAAGGTGGTTTAAGTTTCTTATTAGGAGTATATACATATTCTTCTGTTTCTTCTCCGAATTGGTCACGTTTAAAATATCCTGCATTAAACTCCATTTTACGCTTATTAGTTTTCCAATCAAGTATTCTAAAAAGATTTCCTTTAACCATTAGAACATCTATTAGTCCACTTACTACTAAATCAGGATTATAAACTCCTACTTCAGCATATATCTTCCAACCATTACTAATATGATATTCAAGAGCATTATAAATACTTGGATAACGTATATCTATTTTAGTGTTTCTAAAATGTTTTAAATCAACTAATCCATAATCATGGTCATCTAATATATCATCTAATGTATAAATATAATCATTTATATATATTCCACCTGCTCTACGATTATAACCATTGGCTGTTTTAATACTTGTTTCAAAATAATTATGTTTTTTATTACCTTTATCACATGCAGTAGTATTAATTTCAGCCCATAGTTCTTTTATTTTCTTAGGGGTCATTCTATAGTATTTATGACCTACTGCGTTCCAATATTTTCTACTAGTTGCTAATGCTACTTTATCTGTTTCAAAAGGATGTTCGTATTTACCTAATACAGTAGTCATAGAAGTATATGTAACTCCTCTATTATCAGTATATTTATGTTCTAATTCATTAAAGAATAATTTACATCTTTCGAAACTTCTCATTATATCTATATTAATTATTATTTATATATTTGTTTAATAATCACCTATCATAGAAGCTGTAATATTAATACCACTTCTACCTTTATTTTTAGTTTTCTGTTCAGCAAATGCTTGTTGTTTAACCTTTTCTAATTTATTTATTTTATCTGGTATATCAACCCCTAAACTTAATAGTTCTTTAATACTACTTGTAAGGGCTTTAACTAAATCTCCTGTTTTCTCAGCATCACTTTCTTTAATTTGGTCTAGTTTTTCAGCTATCATATCATCTATTAATTCTATTGCTCTATTAGATGTACCGAATGCTTTAAGCAAACTAATATAATTCATAGTCTGTATACCATTTCGTTCATTAATATATGTACTAATACAACTATTAACTATTTCATCACTTACCCAAGTAATTGGTAATTTAGCAAATACTTTAGCACCTGCATAAAGATGTTTACCTTTTTCTCCACGTTTAAGTCCCGGACTCCTATAATCACATACATAAAAAATATATGTAAGTTCTTTTAAGGCTAATGTCTTACCACTAGTTTTATCACGTTTCCATAAAGTATTAAAATCATTATATAAAGCAAATGTTTCATCTATTACTTTAATACCATTATCTGTTAATTCAAAATAATCTAACATACCATTAAAACTTTAAATCTAATTTATTTATATTAACTGATTTATTTTTATATGTTCCTCTATTTGCTAATTTAGCTTTTTTAAGCATTTTAGTATGCTCTTTAACTTTCTTTGTATGTTCATAGAACTCTACAAAATGTTCATCTAAATAAGCACTTGCTTTAATAGTTGCATCATATACATTAAGTTCTTCTCGTTCCATATATAAATCTCTTAATCTATGAAGCTCTATTAAATAAGGACTAGGTCTAAATGAACCAAGAAACATACAATTTACTCTTTTAAGGTCTACTAGAGATTGTTTAATAGCTATTGCTTGACCGTTAGCTACATCAAATATTACATCATTTGATATAGGTTTTTTAAAACTTTTTTCAAATGCTTCTTTAATCATTTCAAATACCTCTTTCTTGGTATCGTCCATCTCCTCTAGTTTGCCCATACTAATATGTTGTATCTTGTGCCACACTACCCATTATCATAGAACTTGCCATAAGGAAGTAATCTACCACTTCGACAACTTTATTATAATTGGTAAAATCTCTTTTTTTATTTTCTGTTGCAATATCATTGATACTTTTTATAATATTGGTTGCTGCACTTTTTCCTACATCTTTTAAATCTCCCATTTTAGCAATATTTGCTATATTTCCAGAACTGCTATATTTTACAGCTAGTGCATTAATACCTTTTAGATTATTTGGTACAGGTATTCTCATAGGTGGTATTTGAGGATTTATAATAACTTCTGTACCTACTACGTATTCATCTTTTGAATGAGCTGAAGCAACATAGTATTTAGCATTTTCAGCACCACTATAATCACCACGTAGTACAGCAGCTATTGTCATATTTAATACACCACACACTAAGTAATATCCCTGTTTAGCATATACATGCGTAACTGAACGAGAGTTATTTAAATCTCTTACTATATCTTTATCTCTAGTTGATATTTGATGTAATAGCTTAATTCTTGCAGAACTAAAATAAGCACCTAGTGTAACAGCTACTTCTTCATCTACCATTATATCTTTATCATATAGAGGTGCGTGTGGGTTTTTACTATATATTATACTACTTTCCATATTTATTAATTAATTTAATTTGTACTAATTTATTATTATGTACACAAATATATAAAATTAAATCATACTAACAAATTTATATAACTTTATTATTATACTAATTTAATATTGATTATAATAATTGGTATTGAATTTTATCTAAGATTGAATGTAATCCCCCGTAAGCAAAGAAATCATGAAAGCGAAGTAGCTATACTACTATACTATATACTCTATTCATATTAAAAACTAACAAACTCCTTACAATATATTGTCTAACTTTAATTAAACTCCATATAATATATTGTAATCAAATACTTGTTATTGGACATCTACTATATAAACTTTGAGTAAACTATAATGTAGACTAAGATATAAACTATTTCTAGTAATATACAAATTAAATTATGGAAAACTAAGTATTGCAAACACATTACTCTATGAAATAATCTATACCTAATCTACACTTGTTCTTTAATATAATGTATAGTAAAAATTGTGTATTATCTAGTAATGAATAATATATACTCTTTAATAATTTTGTACTTAATTTAGTATTCTGCTACCCTTAGTTTTGGTAAAATCAAACTTAATACTATCTACTATAACACCTGCTATATCACTATTAAGTTTAACTTTTACTAAATTACATCTAAAATTATTATTAGAACATATAATCAATTTTGTAATAAAATTAGTGTTAAAATTGGTAATCCAATCTATATTTCACCTATTCAAAACTTGATTTTCTATAATATACATAATTCCATAATAACTACCAAATATATTTATAATTATTATTAGACTATTATTAGACTATATATATCATTATATATATCACTATATATACTAATATATGGATAAATATATGAACTAAGATATGATGTAATAGGTAATTCCCGATATGTTCCAAATAGTACTCAATCATATATCACTTTTGAATTACTAGGTTTATAAATATATGAATAAATTAGTACCCAATTATATAAGCTTTTTAAACTAAATAGTGGTTAAATATGTATAGTACTAAGTACGTATCTTCTCATAGATGTTATTTTCTTTCTTACGGGGGAATATATTCCAACACTAATACTACTACATATATCTATTACTAGATTACTATTAAATACATATTCTAGTTTATATATCTATATACTAGTTATAATAATTCTTACTAAATTACCTATAATAATAAGTCAGTTTTTTAAAATATAATAGGTGCTTTATTACAAGTTATATATAGTTACCTATGATGTAGATTAAACTAAATCTCCCCGTAAGAAAGAAAATGAAGTCATGGGATTGTACGTAATTTATTAAGTAGTTAAGAATAACTAGGTATAACTAGAGTTTTAAATATTACAATAACTAGTTAATTATAAATTATAAATAATAGCGGTACGAGGGTTACATTATAACTAAATGTGGCTAGTTGGCTAATAAGGAGAGAATGAAATGATTGACTGAATAATCTAAATATAATGAATGATAAAGTATAGGTAGTATTAAAGAATAAATAGTAAAGAGTTGGATGAGGTAATATAGTAAAAATAATAAGAAGGATAAGAAGGATAAGAAGAATAAGAAGATAGGTGGATTAGGTTAAATAAATTAAAGAATAAATGAGATAGAATAAGGTAGAGGATGTAAGATAGAATAGTATATAAAGTAGGATATAAAATAGAATATGTGAGATAGAACATAATAGGACTTAAAAGGACTTAAAAGGTATGAAGTGTGTGACTGCGTACAGGACTTGGTGAGACCCCTCCCCTTATATATTTTCGTTGAGCTACCCCCCATCAAATTTAAAGACATTGAAGTCGAATGAAATAATTATCTAGTAAAATACATAGTTTTGTATTCATTACTGTATTAGTTATAGTTCGGTTTTTCATTGCAGCTGTATTACTTACTACTCTATTTCTAGTATTATTGTATTTTTTATGATTATTGATACAGCGTCTTAAATATTAAAATATACGATGTTTTAAATATTATAATCCAATGCTTTATTTAACTGCGACAGAACAGTATTAATTAATTAAACTATAAACCATGAAAGAACTAGGATTTATTGTAGTAGTATTATGTACTATACTACTAACTGCTTATACTATTCATTTAGATAGGCAGGTAAAGCGTCTCGAACAAGATGCGGTAAGTACTGAAGAAATAGATGAGCACTATACCAAAGGTATGAACAGTATAATGTTTGTACTACTAACTATCAGTGGAGCAGCATCTATAGTTTTATCATTTATTCTAATGTTCTAAGGAGCATTAGTTTAAATGATTATAATACATGGATAATATAATACGTGGATATTATAATACGTGGATATTATAATACAGTGCTTAATTTAACTACTACTATATAGCTTATTAAAAATTATAATTTATCGTACCAAGTTGATAGCTGTAGTACCGTAAATGTAATACATACAATAGGCTGTTTTTTATATTTTTATTTATTAATTAACAATTTAAGTCATGGATTTAAAAAAAATGCTTAATTTACCTTTAGCAAAGGTTGAAAAAAGACAAGGTGAAGTAGAAGAAACATCAGTAACTGTAAAAGGGTTTACATATGATGAAAAGGATGATACATTAACGGCTCATTTCAAAGAGCAAAATTGTGTACCTTACATCAAAGTAACTACTGACGACAAAGGTAAGGAAATTAAAGAACTAGCAATGGGCTCTAGTATTCGTATTAACGGCAGAATAAGCGAATTTACGCAAGTTTTACCTAGTGCTACTAAGCAAGAAATTGCAGCTTTAACTAATGTTCCCGGAACTCTTGTTTTAACTGTATTCGAAGGGGAGATTAAAAAGTATTTTATACCTGAAATTAGCGATGCTCACATTAATCGTGTAACAGCTGTTCGTAAATTATCTAGTATAAATAATACTCCTGAGATATTCTAAGGTATCTACTACATAATATTAATGGTGCTAGTGTAATGCTAGCACCATTACTTTCTATGAGCATTCTGCGAACTAGTAATAAATGTCTTAACCGATTAATTTAACTAAGCAACGTAGTATCATATTCATTACGAACCACTGATTGAGAAATAATATTAAACTAGTATAGTTTATTACATAAACAAAACTTAACCATTTATCAATCAGTATATCTTATTACATAAACAAAACTTAAACTATTTACCTAAAAATTATTATTATGGAAGTTATTAAACATATACCACTAGACAGTCCACAAGCTGACATACTATGTGAAGCAATTGAAGCAACAAACTTAGACGCTGTACATTATTTAGATAAAGATAAAAATAGAGTAGTAGCAATATCATTACCTATAAGAAAAGTTAATTCAGAATTAAATGGATTAAGTCCAGATAATCCAGCATATGAAGATGTTAATACAATGATTGGTATAGCATGTGGTAAAAGAAAATAAACTAGATTTGTTAAGTAGGGGAGGGTGTGAAGATTAACGAGGTATGACTAAAGTATGATTTATAACGAGGGTTAAGGTATGGTCTAGGTACAGGTAATGGTGCTACTATACTATCTAATCTACCTAAAATTCTACTAAATATTTTGCACCCTTTCTGTTTAATAATACTAATCATTCTACATCCTATCTAATCTATTTCACTACTAATCCTTTTAATTCTTCTTTTACCTTTTAACCAACTAAGTATTCTAATATTCTATTTAATCTATTTTAATCTATTTCACTACCAATTCATATACTTACTCCTATATTAAATTCTATATTTACTCCTATATTCTTTTTATACTTAGTGTTATACTTCTTACTTTTAATAATTATTACATAATTATCAATCTATTACCAAACTTAAAACTAAATTAATTTTAAAATTAAACCTAAAATAATCTATTATGGAAGATTTACCTAATTATACAATAAAAGAGAGACTAGCTATCTATGAAAAAGCTTTAGATATTTATAACCCTAAAGATAAATATACGGGTATACCTATCGGCTTATGTGCAGCATTAGACTATGCTATACGAGATATACATCAGTGCTTATTAGACTTTGATGAAATACTTGATATACTACCTGAATTTCAAGAAATTAAACCATTAAATACACTAAAGGCATATTGGTGGGATATGCGTGATAGAACAGTTAGAATAAAAGCTCTTAAAACAATGATAAATAATACTAAAAATAAATTATAATGAACCAGCTACAATTTACAATAAAAGAAAGGTTAATTATCTATGAGAAAGCCTTAGATATTTATAAAAACACTTTTAAGGAAAGTGTTTCACTTGGGCTATGCTATGCTATGGATACTGCTATAATAAAACTTTATAATAAAAATTTAGAATATAACGAGCTATATAAATTACTACCTGAATTTTATGATATTAAACCAATTAACGTAAGTAGTTATTGGTGGGCTATAGGTGATAGTAAATCACGTATTATGGCATTAAATACAATAATTTCTAATACTAAAAATAAACTAGCTATTGAAAAATAAACAATAGCTAGTTATATACCACAGTAAAGGCAGTAAGATTAATAGTCTTATTATCTATATTGGATAATGATAGTTCAATTCTATCCTGTGGTGCTAAACTAAATAATTAAACCATTAAAAACTATAACCGTGAAACATTTAAAAGATATACACGAAATGAAAGGCTTTATTCAATTTGATAAAGCACTAGATATGATAGGGTATGAAGTAGTAGGTTACTTCCCTTATGAAACAGCAAGAGTAAAAGGACATAAAATATCCAGAAGCTTTGCACGTCCTTTAGAACATGCTTTACAAGATGCAAGATATCATACTGATAATAAAGTAGTATATATTTGTAGAGATAAAACTAGGTTCGGTACACATAACTTTGCTGTATTCTGTCATGACAATGGAACTATAATAGGTTCTTTTGATGATGTAGTAGAATATTAAACATATAGTGATATTTGCTCTACTTTAGTGAGGAACGATTGGGATAAAAAGCAACAATACCCAATTCAATATGATAATACATAAAGTTAAAAAGGCTATTAGCTAGCTGTTGCATTAGAGCGTATACTAATTGTTGTAAGGTAAAATGTGTGAATTATAATAGACGTATTATAATAATAAATCATTAAGGTAGATACGCCTACCTTTAAATTAATATTTAAAGTAATTAAAAATTATAATTATGAAAAGAGTAATTAAACCAACCAATGACAATAATATTACAGTAGATGATTTAATAGACCAGTTAAATTGTAAGATAGATATTGTAGTATTTTACTATACGGGAAGTACAGTAAGATATCCAGTATTTTTTAAAAAAATAAATTATAGTGAGTATGGATTTGTAAGTCCGATATTTAACTATAAACCTGTTTATACAGGGGATTTATATACTAGTATTAGAACTGCTGCAAGAGCTAAAGATTTATATGTTGTTGATAAAGCCGACATAGATAAAATATTTAAAAAAGCTAAATAATAACTTAAAGTACCATAGTTTATGAGGTTTATACCGTTGCTTAAGTAATATTTGAACAAGACTAATACTAGTAGGTACTTTATTTTATAACCAATAAAAACTAAAACTAATGAAAGATACATTAATAACTCATAAAACAGCTTACTTATCCAAAGATAAAGGATTTAAGTTACCTAATTCTACAAATTATATAGAAGCGTTTGATTTATCAGATAATTCATTAATTAAAATACGTATTGAAGACCAAAGCATGTTACGTGTTGCTATATGTGTTACTCAACCACTTCTACAAAAATGGTTAAGAGAAGAACATAATATTCATATAGAAGTTAAAGTATCTGATTTTATAATAGATACAAATTACTATTGGTCTATATTTGGTGCTTATAATAAAACAATGATTAGATGTCTTAGTAATTCAGGAGAACAGACTAAAGAGTTTTATAATACTTACGAAGAAGCTTTAGAAGAAGGATTATATCAAGGACTTAAATTGATTAAATAATGAAGATAAAGCTAAAACTATAAAAGATACATTATGGAATATATTAATAACTACATAAGAACGTTGACAGTAGACCAATTTATTATTGGTTTCTTAGCATTAGAAATTGCAGTAATTATATTGATAAATTTTATAGTATATGGAATATCTTACTTAAAGAATGGTAAACATATTCTATAATGTGAAATAATATAAATAGTTGCGGAGTAAGGCACAGGTAAAGTCCTGTATAAATAGGTGATGTATAGACGGTATATGTAGCCAACTGCAATCCTACCGCAATTATTTATATTTATTGTTGTAAAGTCGTTTTAATGCTTGCTAACGAATGGCAATAAGAAGCGAATAAAGGGATTAAAATTGAAACAATAAATTAAATATAAACATAGGTGCTGAAA